GGCTAAAATGATGAGTGATGATGCTATGCTTGAGACCCAGGCCCAAACTTGCGTTCTTGTATTAACTCAACATAAAAAAAGAGAACAACTGAAAGGATTTACATTAAAGGTAAACAAGATGATTTCAAATGATGATGATATATTTGAGATAATGCAGTATGTTGATGAGGAGGTTGGAAAAATATCAAGCATTGACAATGAGGGGGTTGTTGAGATAAAAGACCAAATAGGAGAGTTGTTAAAATCTATTGAGCACAAAATGAACAATGAGGGTCTCAATGGGATAACAACAGGATTTAATAATATAGATAAATTTACTGGAGGATGGCAGGAAACAGACTTAGTTATAGTTGGTGGTGCATCATCTATGGGTAAAACATCATTAGCACTAGCCTTTGCTTTTAATGCGTCATTTTATGCTAAGGTTCCAACTGTTTTGTTCTCTTATGAAATGAGCAACCAACAATTATTAAGCAGACTTATATCGTCTGATTCAGGTATAGATAATAAATGGATACTAAAAGGAAGTTTAGACCAATCAGAATTAGGAAGGATACATGAATCTGCTGGAAGAATAGAAAAGACACCCATATATATAGATGACTGTAATAACTCATCATTAAGATACCTTATAAACAAAATAAGACAATACGTAATAACAAAAAAAGTGAAGTTAGTAATGGTAGATTATTTACAGTTGGTCACAAATAACAAAAAAGGAAGGAGTAGGGAACAGGAGGTTTCTGAAGTAGCAAGAGCTTTAAAAAATGTAGCAAAAGAGCTTAAAATAACTATCATAGCCCTTTCCCAGCTTAATAGAGGTGTTGGACAAAGAGCAGAAAGT